CTGTAGGACAAGTTTACCCTAGAAAAGTAGATGCGGGTTGAGTAAGAAACCCCCGCATCACAGGTTCCATATTTCGCTTGCGTTTAAGCCCTATGCTCCTGGGGAACCAAAAATACCGCGCCAATCAGACCAGCCGAAGCTGTATCTTTCTCTCGCTTTGTATCGTACATTTCCAGTTTCAAAATCGCCTTCCATGTTAGTGGAAACAGCGGTTCTGACGAAATGTTTCATTCCATTAGGAACATCAGTTTTAAGGAACCACGCGTCCGTGTCAGTCAAATAATGATTAACAGCATAGCCATCAGGAATCATTCCCATGTTCCTAATAGCATTGATGTCATTATCTGCCGTTGCTACACGTCCAGGTGTGTTCAGTAACCGATCTGCAATGAACTGTAATGCTGGTGGCACAATTAATCGTTGTGCTTGAGCATTAACTTTCAGACCTCTTTCATCTTTAAAACCAGCAAGATCAATCAATGCTTGTTCCATAGATGTTTCATTAAGGTCTGCTGCCGTGGTTAGTTCGTTCTTCAGGTCTCTAGCAGTCAACGTACCATGATCGGTGGTCATTAATGGTTTCCCATCGCCACCAGGATAAGTTGTACTAAAGCCATTATTCAACACATTCGCAGCTTTAATCTGCTTAGTTTGTTGCATCGAACGAGCAAGTGCACGGGTGTACCTTGCAGAGAGGGTGTCGTAAAGATTGTCTTCCATTGCCTCTTCAGTCAAAGAGAACGCTAGTGCCACTGTATTATGTACATAACGGGCTGTCCAAGTTTCTTGGGCAGTGTCATATTTAACTGCAGCGCCTTCTCCTTTAACTGCTGCTTCTCCAAAGCCAGAGAGCATCACTTCTTCCTCATAAGCACGATCAGAACTTTCGGTATCGAAAATCATCGTGTGCTCATCGGCATAACGTGCATACTCTAGTCCGAATAAAGCATTCAGTCCTGGAACGAGTTCTTTAACGAGCTGAGCTCTATTAATTGCCATTACTTATCTCCTTATTCAAATGGATTAGCAGGGAAACGAAAGTAGGCTCTAGCATTTGCGCCTATTGAATTGCTTGGTGTGTCAACAAAGCCAACACAAAGAGCAACGCCAGAAGAAGTAGTAGCAGTAACACCTTCAGCAGAACGACCAGTAGATGTACTACCTGCCGTTGTTGAAAGAGTGTACTTATTGCCAATAAAAGTTACCGCTGGTGTACCAGCAGTAAATTGAGCCTCATAAACGATGTCAGGATCGTTATATATGTAGGCTTGAGCATCTACACTTCCTAGGGTTGCCGTATCCGCAGTCCAATATCTTGCCCATACTGGAGTACCATCCGTCTTCTCATAATAAACGCCAGCAAATACTCCGATAGGAGCTCCCGTAGCCGTGCCTTGAATAAGGTATCCGCCAGAAAGGTTACAAACATCACCACTATAAATAGCAGTATCGTATGCACTTTGGATCCTCATTTGAGCAGGCCTAATAGTTCCACCAGTTAAATGATAAGCTGGTGTAAACCCATTCGGGTCGTTAACATTTGCCATAATTTATTTACCCATATTAAAGGTTAATCTTCAGAAAGATCCCGTTTTGTACCAAACTCCGTTTTCGTTTTACGATTCGGTTGTTCGATAGGCATAATGGGATTACTTTCCCTCATTAATTCAGAATCAACAGCCTGCATGGACTCATCTGTCATCTTTTGAAAATAAGCAGTTCGTTCATCGACTATTGTTTCGTCTATTTTTGCTAAGATTAAGCCACCAACGCCAATAACACCTGCGTGTCTTCCATCCTCAATTGTGGGACCTTCAAACTCAGGATGAGTTTCAGCTCTCACTGGCTCGAATCCTTCACGAATACGCTTAGACATATTCGTTTTGTCTTCTTGCCCAAGAATGCTTTCACGAATCCAGCGATACTTGTATCCTGGAGGTGGTTTAGGTGCGTCCAAACTGGACGGGGGTTGCCAAGGTTTTCTGCGAGTTTTGTTTTCTCGAACTTCAGCAGAACGGGAGTTGCGATCTGTCATATTATACTCCTATATTTAGACATACTTTGCGTACTCTTTTAATGGCACACCAAGCTTTTTAGCAATTGCTAGCTGACTTGCTGTGAGTTTTACTGTTTTGGATTTCCTAGCAGTGGGGTTTGTCCCAGCACTATTTCGTCCAACAGCTTGCACAAGAGGAGCTTTACCTTCCTCTTGTTCAAATTTGTGTGGAAACTCTTCTTTAATTTTGTTGCTTAGTTTCTCATAATAATCCGGCGCAGTCGGGTTTATACCCATATCTTGCATCTATTTATCAATTGCAAAAGCCGCAGCCGTCATAACATTATCTCTACCAAACCAAACGTTCTCTTTTCTTTGTGCCCATTCAGTCGCTCGTGGGTCAAGAGGGGGAGCCTGATTTGCTACAGCACCATTAGGTACTTCACCGTTCTCTCTTTGTTTTTTAGCCCTGGCTAAAGTTTCTTGTTCAACAGACAATTTAGCGATATTTCGTTGAGCGTTTACTTGAGCGTCTAAGTCCCCAGAGGTTACAGCATCCCGATATTTATCTTCTGCTTGTTGCAGTTCGGTGTTTACCCTGCCGTTATATTCTTGAAAAAGAGCCTGATCAGTGCTTTCAGCTTTTTGTTCAAATTCTTTAACTTGGTCTCTTAGCGTTTGTGCAACTCTAACGGCTTCGTCTCGTTGTCGTTCGGCTTCTCTTTGGTTATAAGTAAGCTTATCGATTCTTTTTTGAACTTTGTCACTATATTGCTCGACTTCTTGTTCGTGTTCCTGACCGGAAGCTTCTACTTCGACCTCTGTGGTCCCTTCTTCGTTTTCTATTTCAATTTCTTTTTCTAGGTTTTCTTGTGCTGCTTGTGGCATGGTTTCCTCCATGAATTAATTTGAGTTTAGCGCGAATCTTTTCAATAGTAAACATTAACCCCCTAATATATCTTCGGGGTCGTTTATTAAAGCTAAGATTTCATCGTCGTTTAAAAGGCGCAAGTCTCCTCCATCAATCTGAATACGAGCTCCTGCGTAGCGTCCAAAAATAACCCAATCTCCTGCTTTGCACCAAGGGCCTTCAGGAAATTTATTTGAGTCTTTATAGGCATCTGGTCCAAGAGCTACAACATAGCCCACAACTGTAGTCAAACGCTCCCTATCTACAGTTTGTTTAGCCAGATAGATCCCACCTTTTGTCTTCTCAGCAGGGGCAAAAGGTAAAATTAGCATACGATAACCGGTAGGTTTAGGCAATTTATGAGCAGAACTGCCGTTTTTTAAGTCCTCCGGGGTAAATGTGATTGGTTTTTCTTTTTTTGGCTCTTCACTGCCAAAATTTTGAACAAAAGGTGGTATTGTTTTAGTTTTTTCTGTTTCAGTCGCCATCTGGGGTCTCCATTCGTCTATGTAATCCAATTATTTCATTTTCAATGAAATTTAGTCCCGCAATTTCTCCAACAAGGCGCTGATACTGAACATAGTCAGCAACTCCACCACTCACAAGAGTGCTTTTCAGTTCTTCTTGTCTTGTTCGGGACTGTTTTAGTAAAAATTCAGTCGCTGTTAGCCAATCCATAGGTTATTCTTTAACCCATTGGATAAAACTAAGCCCTTTTGTGGCAGCTCCGCCACCTTTAACCTTGCCTTTCACCGCTTTTAGTTTTCCGTCGCCGTCGGTATTCAACTTGACAGGGTTTTTTTGCGGACCTGGGTAAAGTTTAGACTTCTTAGCCATCCTATTCTCCTCTAGTTTTCTCGTCTGCCTCTCGGACAGTGTTTAAAATATCTGCATACGTTCTATCAGCCTCTAATATAGAGGATTGTACGTCTTTTTCTCTCTGTTGAGCAATTTTCATTTCAGCAATAGCTTCTTGAGATTCAATTTTCTCTCTATCTACTTCTGCTTTTTGGTCTGCAGCCACTGCTTTTTGCCGTATTTCTGCTCTTTGAAGCTCAATAATTGGGTCCATCTTCTCGATTTCTTCAGCTTTAGCCATAGCCTCTGCTCTACCTGTAACTTGTGCTGTTGCTTGGGTTGCTGCTTGAGCAATTTCATTCATAATTTGTTGCGATTGTTCCGGCGGCATTTGTTGTAACTCTTCTAATGGGGGTAAAGGTTGGCCCATGGCCTCTTCAATCTGGAGCTTATACAACATCGCTTGATGTTCTTGTATGTTTGCACTAACCATTTGCACGGCGTTCTGGTTTTGAGAAACCATAGGGTTCTGTATAAACGAAGAATGTGAAGCGATATAAGCTTCGTGATCTTGCCACTCAAACGCTTTAATCGGCTGTCCCAACATGACTGCTTGTTGTTCACTGATCGGATCCCTGGGCGGTACTTCTGGAACTTGCGGCTCTGGTTTAAACAATGTTTCTGGGTTTTTAATTTCAAGCGCTTCATACATTCGACGATACGCTTCTTTTAAGTTGTGGATGTCGGGAGCAGCTTGAGCCATTTGTAGTTGTTGTTGAGCAATCATTACTCTTTGCGACATTGAAAATATGTTTGGGTCACTAACTGGCAAAACATCAACACGCTCATCAAAGTCCTGCGCCATAACGACTTGTTGCCCGCCTTGTGTCACATAGGGGTATTCTGCAGGTAAAAATTTAGCGTATGTTCGTGCAAGAAGTTTAAATTCTTTTTTCTGAGCAAAATGTAAGCGTTTGTGTATAGCCGACATTACTTTAGTGCCTCTTTCCAACATAGCAATGGTCGTACCTACCGGTAGTTGTTGAGACCCTATGTCTCCAACCTGCATATCAGCAATTGAAGCAAACCGTCTTCCGGAATCAACTAAAATACCTAACAGTTGAGATAAAACTGCCGAAGGTTCTTTGTAAGGCAACGGCAATAAAGATTCTTTAATCGTGGCCCCAGCTACATCAACATCTCTGAACTCTCCGGGCTGCAGTGGTTCGTCTTCTCCCTGTATTCTCATACCTCTTGCTTTAAAGCCAGCAGGTAAATTGGCCAAGGTCCCTGCATCAATTAACTGTCTCAATATAGACGTAACCGATTTAGTTAAACCACCAATCATATGAATTAGACCAAAACCATAGAACCCTAAACCAGGAAGAAACTTATATTGAACAAAATAATCTACTTTTTTATAAAGTTGATCCCCCTCTTCCCAATTACGACGAATAGCCAGTATTTGGTTCATGTCTTCACAAATCGTTACAATATAGGGACAAGCAAAACCATGGTCTTCAATTTCAGTAAGCCTTAAATCAACGTGCATTTCTAAAATCGTATAAAGCTCATTGTTCTCAGCGTAAGACGGATTAATGCCTTCGAGTTCTTCCATTTTCTCCTGGACTTCATTTGTTTCAATAAGCCCTGGGTCCATTAGATCCACTTGTGAATAAGTGCCGTTAAGC